GGTGGCATCACCCGGTCCATGAGTACCCAGTGCCGGATGGCCGCATTACAGAAATCTATGCCGACACCGACCGATTGCTTGTCAGCCACCACCCCGATCCAACCAAGAGCCGAGGACAGTACCTTCCGCTGCTTAGGATGGCAGTCGCTGAAGACCCTCGCTGCCCTCGGAATGCTTTTTACTTTGCTCGGGAACTGACGTTCTACCGTCTATGGGATGAGGCGATTGACCGGCTCAACCATTACCTGAAGATGCCCGAGGCGACTTGGCAAAACGAACGGTGCTATGCAATGCGGCTTCTCTCTGAAGCCTATCAAGCCAAAGGCGATTATTGGCAAGCACTTACTTGGGCACGCAGGGCTACGGCAGAAGCCCCCTACACGCGAGAACCTTGGGTGCGGGTAGCTGAGTTGGCCTACTCAACGCACAATTGGCCTGAGTGCTATGCGGCTTGTCGAGCAGCCCTTGAGATCAAAGACAAAGCCGCTGTCTACACAATGGACCCTGCGGTGTGGACAGAAAAGCCGCATGACTACCTGAGCATTGCAGCGTGGCACATTGGTCTAAAGGCAGAGGCAATTGAGCATTGCAAAAAAGCCTTGGAATTTGTGCCGAATGATGAGCGCATCAAGAACAATCTCGCTATGATGCAAGCGTAGTTGCCTCTCTCCTGCTGAGTCATAGGCATAACTCAGCCTTAGCCCCCCTTAGCGGGGGCTTTCTTTTTCCACTCGGACAGGATCACTCGCTCAAGGTACTCGCGGCCTGCGACACCTCGGTGTTCCTCCACACCGCGAAGATACTCCCGACGCTTTGCAAGGGGTTGGGAGAGGACATAGCGGGCTTCGCACTCGGCGCGAAATTGCTCAGACGCACGATAGTCTCTGTCTGTCCCGGCTTCTGACGGGTCAAGACCTTGTGCTTGTTCTTGCACATTCGTGACCTCCTTGTCCATTGCTCTGTCTTCCTTGTTTCAAGGGTGCGAAGAAACAAACCACACTCAGGGCACTTCATCTTTGGACAACTCAAGGTCAATCATCAGGTTTCTAATGGTGCCGTGCAGAAGACCAATTTCAAAGTTGAGCCTTGCGAAGTCATCGTCAGGGCAACGGGCTTTTGCATCTTCGTAAAACCTGTTGAGCAACGCATCGCAAATCAGGTGTATGTCTTGCACTCTTTTCTTGTAGTCCATCATCGCACCATCACGAATCGTTCGCTGCTGATCACTACGGCAGGTTCCCTGTCTTGAGCATCGCCCCTGTCTTGTCGGCCCCACCACACAAGCCCATCATGTTGAAAATCGTCGACGCGGGCATAGCGCACTTGGTCTGTGAAGCCGACCAAAAGGACAAATGCACACCCACTGACGCGGCACATCTGCTCGGCAGCACACCACTTCCCAAAGCTAAGTTTGTAGCCGCCCATCTTTTTGATCTGCTCAAAAGTGTGGTTTCTCACTTTGACTTCGACAAAGCCGACGATCTGCCCACTTCGCTCAATCGCAAAGTCAAGGTGATAGCGGATCGGCAGCTTGCGTAGCGTGCATTCAAAGGTCTGCTCGAAAAAGAGCGCCACCTGACGCTCTTTCTCAAGGTTCGACTCTGTTTCGTACAGCGGCCTCATTTGAAGATCAGCAAGATTGCCAAGATGACGCCGATACAGATAGCAGCAGTGCGCCACTCTGTCGTGGTGCCTTGCTCAATGATTGGATACCCCACGGTGAACTCGCATTCGGCCATCGTGCGGGGTGTCTTGTAGTGTGATGATTTCATGTTCAGAAGGGAATTAGGTCGTTGTCAGGATTGTTGTCGGGGTCATGGCGGCGACCCGACCCGGAAGGTGGCGACTCTTTGAGTCGATCCCCGGCAAAGGCAACGCTGTCCACGATGCCTGTAAGACTGCTCTTTTGATTGCCGTCATTGCCCTTAAAGGTCTTCACATGGACATCCTTCAGGTCGACAAACAGCGTCACGCCTTTTTTAAGATACGGCGCAAGCGACTCGGCGCGTTTGCCGAATAGCGTGGCGTCTACCCACTGAGAGGGCATCTTGCCGGATTGATCTTTCATGCCGTAGTTCCATGCAAGGGAGATGTTGGCGACCGGCTCGCCGCCTCCCGTGTAGCGCAGTTCCACATCCTTACCGATGCGACCGACTCCAATTAGCTTCATCATTGCGAAATCCTTTCGACCATCTTGGTCACTTCATCTAGAAACAAACGCACTTCCTTCTCAATCTCCGCGATCAGTGCGTCATCGCGGTCAACCCTGACAATCAACATCTGAAGGTGGTCAGGGAAACGGGGGTCGTAGCTCACAAAGTCGCACCAAGCCCTGCCGGTACACGCCATCTGCCATTGCATCTGATAGACGTACTTCGTGTCAGGCTTGCGCGTAGATAGGTTCTTGAGGTGCTGTTTGCTCTCAGGGCACTTGATTTCGATTAGCCCATCTTCTCCCACAAACCCATCAGGCGATGCGCCGGACATGGAAATGGTCGGATGGTCGATCATCCCCACTTCGGTCACAAAGTTCCCGGTAGTGGACTCATAAGCTGACCGGGCGGCAGGCTCCTGATCAACGCCCCATTGCATCGCGGCATTCATAAACGATGGCGCTTGAGCGTTTGTGATGCGTTCTAGGGCAAGCTCCATCTGATAGTTTTCACGCGAAGCCCCGTAGCCCGTTTTCGTCTTTGTCATCACATCAGCAATTCGGGATGCGGTGGCCTTGCCCAAGCGGGCAGCAAACCATTCAGGTGATTTCTGTTCCATCATTGCCACACCTCATTGTCATCACCGCCTGATGTTTCCACTTGCAATTCACTGCCAAAGATCAAAGCGATTTCATCGAATGGCACTTTTGCATCCCGCAGTTCTTTTAGGATCGCATTGCATCTGTCAGCCATTGGCTGAATCTGCTCCCACAATTCTCGACCTTTGACAATGATTTCGTTGTATTCCTTTTCCAAGGCTTTTGCTTCTTTGTTTTTCATCACTTGATCCCCATCAAATTCAAAATTGCGTCCACGGTGGTTTTGTCGTATGACCCGTAACACTCCAATTTTGCGACCGGAGTTTTGGATGTATTTGTCACCTTGACCGTAATCAAATACTTGTCGTTTTTGTTCTTAGTCGGATCAGTAATGTCCATCCTTATTGCTTTGGGCTTGTTCATTTCAATGTTTCCTCCGTAACATTTAGTTTTTCAACAATTCTTTCAATCGCACCACCCGGCGTCATGCTCAACGCCTTTATGATCAAAGACAGCGACTGATCAATGATTTCATCGTAGGTGCCGGGGTCTGCTTCTTTGATTGATTGCAAGGTCATTCGCGCATCTTCCAAAGCGTCAATGTCTGCGCTGTTGACCGTCCAAAGCAAGTCAATGTCTGATTGGATTTCGTTCATGCCCCCGCCTTCTCCGCTGCGTTCTTGAGGGAAGGCCCATGCGCTGCCCACAAAGCCCGCTTCTGTCCGGTGTTGGGCATGGCCGCAAACTGCTTATTTAAGGCCGCCACGCCTTCCATTGCGGCATCCTGAAGCATGGGTAGCCACTGACGCTCAAAAGCGGCGTAATCGGGGTCAGGACGCTTAGAAGCAGCATTCCCATCGTCGTCCTCCGGGGCGATGCCACAGGTCGCCATCAGGCTATACCGGCGGGCATAGGTCAAAGCCGAGCCATAGCCTTGCGGGTCTTGCTTGGCGGCAGGCACATGGAGTTTGCCCCCACTCATCTGCTCCCCGGACTCATGCAGCAAGACGGTTTCCACGATCACGCCCGACTCGCACTCGTGGGTCTGTTGAATCAGGGCGATGCCGTTCGCATTCAACGCATCGATGACCGCCTCCACGCAGGCGGCAAGGTCTGCATATCGGCTTTTGAAGTGGGGGTTTGAGGAAGTCTTGAGCGCGGGGGCAAATGCCTTTTGCGCCTTGACCAAGGCTTGTGCTATCTGTTTCATGTCTTGTCTTTCACTTAGAAGGGTGCGGGTGGAGCCTTGGCAATCTTGTCGCGTTTCTGCTCGGCAAGCAGGCGCGCAAGCTCCTTGGGTGGTAAGGCTCCGAAAGGCCAACCAAGGGGATTCTTCTGTTTGTTAGGTGAGAGCGTCATCATGTAGTCCCGTAAAAGCTCTATTGTCGTCAGATGTTAGCGTGTTTTAAGGGTGAAAACCCTAGTAAGCCAATCGATTGCCTGACCGTTGCTGACCTGTCCACTCGTGACCCGCAGGATCGTCCAACCCCGGCA